ACAACTCGTGGTGTTAAGAGCCGCCGAGTTAAGTGATCAAGAGTTTGTAGTTCTTGAGGGAGTAAGAACACCAGAGAGACAGAAGCAGTTACTCTCTCAAGGGAAGACACAAACTCTGAAGTCTAATCATATTACTGGTAATGCTGTAGATTTAGTCCCTAAAATAGATGGTAAGATCAGTTGGGATTGGAAGTATTTCTATCCTCTTGCTGATATTATGGATAAGGCTGCTGATGAATTAGATATTAAGTTAACTTGGGGTTCTGCTTGGAATGGTACTACCGAAGATTGGGATAATTCTAAGAAAGCTCAAGAAGAGTATGTTAGAATTAGGAGATCTGCTGGTAAAGATGCATTCTTAGATGGACCACACTGGGAGATACCTAAAGAGGATCAGAATATGGTAGATACTATTGATTTTAATAAGACTCAAAGAATCAAAGCTTTACAGAAGTTAGTTAATCAATTTGGTGCTAATATTACAGAAGATGGTATTATTGGTAGAAGTACAAAAGAAGCAGTCTCTAATTTTTTAGAGGAATTAATGTGAATGAGGGTATTCCTATATGCTTTATTTGTGGAGATAAAGTATGTCAATGTATGATGTCTATTCCAGAAGAGAAAAGAATCTGTCATAAGTGTAAGGCTGAGAAGAGAATTAAAGATGGCAAAAAGAGTTAGTGTACTAGACGTAATTAGTGGTAAGAGTCCTAATAAGGAAGCTGAGATGGCTGCTACTAAGAAGAGAGCTTCAGTTAAGTTGGGTGAATCTATGGCTGCTACTACGGCTAAACGTAGGGTAGAAGATCCTTATGTTAATGAACCTACTAAGATGTTAAAGGAAGGTACTCGTAATCGTTCCCCAGAGATTACTTCTTCCGGTAAAGAGAATCAGACTAAGGCTGGTGTCTATCCTACTTACAATAAAGGTTCTGTAGAATCTGATAGCTTTAAGTCTGCTTTTGCTTCTGCTAAGAAAGCTGGTAAGAAGAATTTTACTTGGCAAGATCGTTCTTACAATACTAAGAGTAAGTAATGCCTTCCTCAAAGAATTACGTTAGGGACTATAAACAAGAATACAAAGCTTCTCAGTCTTCACCAGAAGAGAAGAAGAATAGGGCTTCTAGAAATGCTGCTAGACGAGCAGCTATGAAGTCTGGTAAGGTTAAACTTGGTGATGGTATGGATATAGATCACAAAGACTCCAACCCAAAGAATAACTCTAAGAAGAATCTAGTAGTTAAGTCTAAATCAGTTAATAGATCTTTCCCTAGAACTAAGAATGCTGGTGAGAAGTAATGGATCTTACTAAAGGTAGAAAAAGTACTAATGTACTAGATCGTAGACCATCTAATGAAGATGCTTATATTGCTCCATCTGGCCGTAAATTTGCTAATCAAGAGGATTATCTTGATACTTATGCACCACGTAATAAACCAGAAAAAGTAAAACTTGGAGATCTTTATAAGAGTGCTGTGAATTATATAAAAGATCCAGAGTTAGAAAAGAAGAAAACTAAAACTAAGATTAAACCAAAAGTTATTAAATAAATATATGGAATCTATTGCTAAACTTAAACCCAAGTCTAAAGAAGTATTTGATAAGTATATAGAACTTAGATCTTTATGGAAAGTAAGTCAAGTTCTTGGTATACATCCAAGTGAAGTTTATGGTTTTTATAATACGATTATATTCCAAACAGCTTTAAAAGAATATAATGAAGCTCTATTAGATAAAGTTAGTTATAACTCCGCTGTAATTATTGATGAATTATGGAAACTTTATAATGATGACTCTACTGGTAATAAGAGTAAGATAGATATTCTAGCGATGCTTGGTAAGCATATTGGTATGTGGGCTACTCAAACTAAAGATAATAGTAAGCCTAATATTCAGTATAATATTATCAATTATGAGATTGATAAACATAAAGATGAAGTAGAGAAAGTAATCAATACTCTACAACCAATAGCAGATGATACTCCACTAGGATTTGAGGTAATAAGTTACAATGAATAAATTTCTATTAATATTAATTTTTTCAGTATCTTTAGTTTCTTGTGCTACAAATACTTCTCTTACTCAAGCTGATAAAGAGGTATTAACATCTATTGCTATCCAATATACAGTAACAAAAACAGAATTTAAGAATAAGAAACAGGTATCTATCGTAGTGAGTAATTTAAAGACAATTATTGAATCTGGTACTTTTGATAGGGTACTTATTGATAATGTAATAGATGATTTTCTAGCTAATTCTAAGCTTAATGAAATTGATCGTATTACAGTTAAAACTTTAATTAGTTTAGTTATGTCAAAAGTAACTATTAATATTAATATTGAACCAGCAGAATATAAGAGAGAATTAGTAGTCTATCTTAATACTTTACTAGAGGCACTCAAGTAGGATATTAAATTTGATAGAATTGGTTTTTGCTAATAGTTATAATAGATATCCATCTTCTGGATTAGTAAGATACAAGGATAAATTATATAAATTCTTTATGTTTAAATTATCCGATCCAACAATCTATCAAGTAATAGACGATAATCGTAATGTTATTTATGCATTTACAGAGAAAGAGTTAGATGTCGGATCAAGAAATTATCACTATTCCATATAGGTATAAACCATATGATCATCAAGTAGATCTATTTGCTGCTAGAGATCAGGGTATTAAGCATTTATTTACAAGATGGCATCGGCGTAGTGGAAAAGACTTAACCTTCTGGAATTTGCTTATTAGAGAAGCTGTTAAGAGACGTGGTATCTATTATTATGTCTTTCCCCAACTAAAACAGGGAAAGAAAGTACTATTTGAAGGAATGACGAGTGATGGTGATTTATTTATGGATTATGTCCCAGAATCTCTTAGGAATGGAGACCCGAATTCTACTGAATTAAAGATTAAATTATCTAATAATTCTTTAATTCAGATTGTAGGTACAGATAATTATGATAAAGTTCGTGGTACTAACCCAGTAGGTGTTGTTTATTCTGAGTTTGCTTACCAGAATCCCGGTGCTAGAGAAGTAATTAGACCTATTTTACTTGCTAATGGTGGATGGGAAGCTATAAATTCTACCCCTAATGGTAAGAATCATATGTATGAGTTAGAAGAGAGATCTAGAAAATTTACTAAAGAAGATATTTCACTTGATCGTAAGTGGTTTATTTCTATAAAAACAATAGAAGATACTTATAAGCATGATGGTTCTCCTATTTTTACAAAAGACATGTATGCAGCAGAGTTAGATTCTGGATACTCTGAAGAATTTTTACAACAAGAATACTATGTATCTTATACTGCTAACTCTCAAGGTTATTATTATCTCAAATATCTTAATGATGCTAGAGAAACTGATAGAATTAGTATCTTTCCTTGGATACCAGATCTACCAGTTTATACTTATTGGGATATTGGTGTTGGAGATTCTACAGCTATCTGGTTCTTACAATGGCAAGATAAGATTCCAACAATTATAGATTTCTATTATAACTTCTCAGTTGGTATTGATCACTATGCTTCTATACTTCTGAATGGTTCGAGAGCAAAATACGCCTACAAACAGCATGTATTTCCACATGATATGATAAATACTGAGTTTGGTACTGGTAAGACTCGTATGGAAATTGCTGAAGGATTTTTTGGTAGGGATAAAGTAACACTTGGTCCTAAACTTTCCTTTGAAGATGGTATTCAAGCATCAAGATCTTTTATTCAGAAGTGCCGATTTGATGAAAATGAAAATACTATTAAGGGTATCAGAGCCTTAGAAAATTACCAGAGAGAGTGGAGTGATGAGAGAAAAGAATTCTCAGCCAGACCGCTCCATAACTGGGCAAGCCACCCGGCAGACTCATTTAGATATATGGCAGTAGATGCAGAAAAACCGAGAGAAAGAACATACCTTTCTGAGAGACTAAGGCAATACAGAAAGAAATTTGGAAAACATAGCTGGAAGGTTGCATAATGTCTTTTGAGTCTGTTGTTAAAGAACAAAATGAATTAAATAAAATCTGGTCACAGTTCCAACAAGATATGGATCTGGGGCACGATGCTTATACAAG